TTGTCGTAGCAATTCCACTGCTTCTTCGCACCAAACTTCGATTTGCTCAGAATCTAGGTCAGAATTTTTATAACTTGATATTAGTTCATTTGCAGTCATTTCTCACCTCGACTTCCATTGCTGAATCAAATTCACTATTAGGGTTTCTTAATTTATAGCAATGATTTCTTAAATACCTATATCTTTGTGCATTAGCAATCATGCTATCTACCACATCTTCTAATGTCATAATTTTCCCTTTACTTTTAAATATGGTTTGCTGTGACCACCTTGACAAATGCAATCTTCTAATTCGTCTTTTAATTGTTTAATTTCTTCTTCTTGTTTTTCAATAATGGTTACTAAATCCCATTTCTCAATAATCAAGCCATTTTTTAGTTTTTTTCGTAACAATTTTGCTTTAGGCAACTGTTTGGTATTTCCGATTGGTTCATTCATACAACCTCCTTTGGTGGGTTAGGCAATGGCATCCAATGTGTCGTTTTTTCTCTATGACATTCTTCAACAACATCTAGAAACCCAAATCGGTTATCATACCAACCAAAAAAAATTAACTTTTCAAAACCAATAATTTCTTCATTATTTTTTGGCAATCTATCTTTAACACTTATCCATTCATTCATTTTTCACTCCTTACAAATGTTTGTAGTTCAGGACACATGTTTTGTAGATTAGGTTTAGTACTAGACAATCTACCTGTTGATGTGCTGACTTGATTAAAGTTACCATGTATTCTATTTTTAGGCCAGTTGTTGTCTTTATTGATTTTAATAAAACTTTCAAAGAATTCTTTAGTTTTAGTTAATTGAGCAAGTTGTAATAGTAATTCTACTGTACCTGATTTATCTTTTAGTTGTTGTAGCACACTTTCACCTGTTCCCCATACTCCTTCTTTTTTTAATTCAGTACCTGTTATTGGTTTTGTAAATCCAGCTAATGGATGTTCAATTACAATGTTTTTGTATTTAGGTGTGTTAGCTCTTGTACCTGTTTTAAACAGCCCTACAAGCTCTTTATTGTCTTCTTTGATGATACCACCATACAAGTAGGCAGAAAGATGTTCTGGGCTGTCAAAGTTGATAGGAATGTGTGGGTATTTGGTTTGTAGTTTATTTTTGATAGAATCTATTTTTAGTTTAACTTCTACACAACTATTAAGACATTCGTCTAAGTCTACAAAGATACCATTGTATTCCATTTCTTGCAGTGTTAGCAGATCCATACAACATAAGTGAATTAATCTTTTTTGTATAGGTGTCGCTATTTCTTGCTGTTTATGATATAGTTCTAATGTTTGTTTGACATCTTGCATATTATATTCAGCAACAATATCCCAAGGAATTTGATCAGTGTCAATGCCTTTGTCCCAGTATTCTGTTTTAACAATATCTAATTTAGGTTCTAATCCATATTTAGCAAGTGTGTTTGCTAGAGAAGGGTATTTAGTTTTTTGTCTAGATAGCACAAACTCTGCTATTTGACAGTCCCAAATATTGACCATGGAAATGTCATAACCAGTGCGACGTAACCAGTGCAGATCAAACTTAATGTTAAACCCAACAATACGATCCGCGTCGGAAATTTCTCTTTGAATTGTATTGCTAAAATAATTTCCACTACAGTGTTGATTATCGCCGCAAATATAAGCGACGCTGACAAGATTGTTGTTACAATTAAAAGGATTGCCCCCATTACTAATAGTAGTTTCAACATCGATGCATAGTACTTTCATTAGAAGTGACAATAGTCAGAGGGTTGTATTTTTACTGTCAAAGGTGTGTCATAATCATTGTATATTTTCTGAACATTTTCTGCAAATACTTTTGCTTGATCTAGATATTCAAATACTCCTAATACACAAGGATTTTCTACACGAATAACAGTATAACATGGTGTGTATTTTCTTTTTATTTTAGATGTCATGTTGTTCTATTTCTTGTAAATGTCTATAAATTGTTTTGTAGTAATTACCGCTACTATCTCCACCATAATTATTTATTGCTTTTACAAAGTTACCGTTATGTTTTTGTATGAATTTTACAAGTACAGCAACACCAATATTAATACCCATATTTGGATCATACAAGCTTTGATGTTCTTGTGTGATTAAATCTGGGTGATATCTTGGAATTACTTGCATAAGACCCATAGCACCAGATTGATTATAAGCTCTACTATTAAAACCAGATTCAGTCTCAATCATAGCAAGAACAAGGAGTGGATCAATGTTATATTTTGTAGTTTCTCTTATAACTATATTTACATATTCTTGTATTAGTTTTTCATCTTTATTGTATTTATTAGATAGGTATTTTACTATATTATAATATGGTTTTGTTTCAGTTTGTTTTAGTGGTATGGGATCATGTTTTACCATTAGGAAGAAGCTTAGTACTAAAATTATCCATTTAATCACTGTGTGTTAAGTCCTCGTATCTAGCTATACTAGGAGATATTAATACCTCTAAACGACCGTGACGAAGTTCTGGGTTGGTATCAGGATCTCCTTGTAGCTTGTTTTTACATATGTTAAGAAATCTAATGTATTCTAAACCTATATCATAAACTTTACCGATGCCTAGAATCCAGTCAGCTTCCGCTTGTTTGGATGTTTTGGCATTAGCAATGTTGTTCATATTTAACCAGCGTTGATTGTCACCACTACCATCAGCTTGTGTTACTCCAATAACAGGACCATAAATCTTTGCAAGTTCTCGTGCCCATTGGTAAATGGCACCGAGACGCAAGTCTTCACGGTCATTGTTGAATCCACCGATTTTATCAATTTGATCAAATACAATTAATTCAGGATTTATATCTCTGCATAACTTTTCAATTTGATTAGCGGATGCAGATACACCGTTAAAGATGCGTAAACGGCCTTCTATTAGTTTAGTGTACTCAGCTTGAGCTCTAGGTATGTCAGAGAACAATTCAATGTCTGTAAGGCCTAATAAAGCTTGATAACAACGCAACATAACTTTGTTAGATTGTTCTTCGTTGTTAATCCACAAGATTGGTCTTGTGGTTTGAGTAGCCATGTGTGTTAATTCTGATGCTAAGAATGTGGTTTTACCTGTTTCTGGTCTAGCAAAGATAAAACCAAAGTCACCCTTACGCAAAGATCCCAGTGATTTATTTAGCGTATCTAAACGCCATCTTAGTCCAGGCTTTGCATAAGTTGTGATGTATAATTCTTCTAAGTTTTCGGTAGCAAAGTTGTTCTCCTCTACTTTTATTACAGTGTTTGGGTCTGTTAGTTCATTAATGATATTGTTAACTGTATCGATAGATTTCCGCCCCTCTGATGCATCGTAAGCTGCCAGAGCAAGTCGGGATAATACACTTTTTTGCTTATAGGCGGTAAGCAAATCCCCAACTAACTCTGGTCTCACATGACAGGCGGTCATCGTTTTCAACACTTCTTTATGTGTTTTGTCTATTTTGTGACTCATCTCACACACAACTTCAAATTCTGATTCAGTTAAGTCTGTATCAAAGTTTGCATGATGACTATCTAAAATATCAAACAGTGTTGTTAATTCTTTAGTTAAATCTTTTTTATTAATATACTTTCTATATTCAACCCAGGTATTTTTTGTTAAGAAACTTTTTAATATTTGTAATTCTATCATTTTCTTTCCTTTTATACTAATATTATACCAAGGTTTTTTTAATTTGTCAAGAAGTATTTTATTTTATTTGTATCATATTCTTTAGGATCGTTTGTAGTGTACACCGCAAGTGATGTTAATCCTATAGATCTAGCTCTGTTTACAATATCTTGACTGTTTTTCCATTTATCGCTGTCTAACCATACTATAATACTCTCAGTATGGTGTTTTAAACGCATTAAAAGGGTTGTAGAAGCGTCTGAACCGAACAAGGGCATAGCAGAGCATACTCTAGCTACTTTAATGGCACTAACAAGGTCTTCTACAAGAATGATAGGAGCTTTTTTATTACCACATAGATAGATAATGTCGTGTATTTTACCTTGACTAAAGTATTTATTTTTAGCGTCGTCTCTAAAATTACGAGCTTGCCAAGCAAGTACGGTAGAATCTGCGTTAAATATAGGGAATATTAGCTGTTCTTTTTCTTGAGACCACATCATACGATATCTTACACGTTCTTCAGGTGTAATTTCGTATTTGTCAAGCCATTTTATTGCTTTTTCACCTAATTGTGTGGTACTATTTTCTGGTAATTTGATGATAGGTTCAGTGTTATCTTCAGGTTTAGGTATATATTTTGTATTATTTTCTGTATATTTACACCCAAAACAGTATGCGGAGTTGTCATCGTAACGAGCTAGATTGTCTTTTGAACCGCATTTTGGGCAACTTTCATGTTTTACGAATACACCCATTATTTATTATTTTTAAGTTGATCTTTACGGTATTGTATGTAAGCTGTTATTAAAATTAACCCCAAAATTATTAGCATCTGTTCCTATGTTTGTTGTTGTTTGTCGTTCTGGGTTAAGTAAAGTTCTTAATGCTTCTGGTAAACTAACCCTTTCTATTGGTTTTACAATTACTTTTTTAGCTTTTGGCATATGTATTCGTTGTATATTGTTTCTAGGTGTATATAAATGTGATTTATATAAACTGTTAGCTGTTTCTAGTAGGTACAATTTTGATTTTTCATTGTATGCTACTACTCTAAATGTAAGATGATTTTTACTATTAAGAACTCTTACAAGAGAGTTTTTAGGTATAATCTTATCAGTATACATGTTTAACCTTAGGTTGTGGGAATGTTATGATAGTGTCAGGTTGTTTAGTTGTCATTGCCATTTAAATCTCCTTCTGTTTGTAAGTCTGATCTTTCAATTACATCGATATCTTCTGCAATAGATTTAAAACACCTATTACATAGATCTATATAGTTATTTGTATTAGCACCTTTACGTGTTGCTTCAAAGTCTGTTAATACACAGTTACAAGATAAACATCTCATATTAAACCTCAGCAAAGAATAGAGCTGTTGATGAATTTAATTCGTCAGGCCTTTCTATAGCATTTTCAGTATAATTCATTCGTTTGATGTTAAAAGGTGCTGTTATTGTAGTTAAACTATCAGAACCTTCTACTGTAAACAAAGCTTCATTTTCACTGTAGTTTCTTTTACGATCGTTGATAGGTACAATCGACCATATTTGACCTAACATTTCAAACGCTTTATTTGTTAATCCTACAGAATATATTTTAGGATTATTTTCATTTTCTTTTTTCCACATTAAATCTTCATTCATATACTACCTCCATTATTGCTTTTGTGTATGCATCTAGGGTAGAGCCTTCAAGCCCTGGTGCTGTGTTAACTTCTAAAGCATAACATTCATTTTGGTTTTCATTCCAGACAATATCTACAGCACCAAAGTCTAACCCAAGTGCAGAAACAGCTTGTAAAGCAACATTATGCAAGTTGTCAGGGATATTAACATCAGTACGGCAAAAAACAAAGCCATTGTTATGATTGCGAATACGGTAATCAACATTTTGAACATCTATGTTTCTCCTTTTTTCTTGAACATCAATTACTTTGTTGTTAAAGACATGTACACGAAATTCTTTTCTTTTTTTGATATACATTGTGTATAGTGGAGCATTGATATTTTCTAAATTTTCTGCAGTTTCAGCAAAAACAATACCATTACCACTATGGCTAGTTACTGTTTTTCTACAAACTACAGTTTTATTTGCTTCAATCCAACCTAATGCTGTATTTTTATTAGTAGTCCATGCGGGACATGGTACATTATTATGTGTAAAATGAGCAAGAGTATATATTTTATTGCTTGCAAGTTGTATTGCATATGGACTATTATATACTTTGCTGTCTGTATAACTAATATTATGGTTTGATGAACCCCAGTTAATTAATATTCTTGTAGGTTTTGTTTTGTAACATCTTTCTTGTTTAATGAATAATACTGATTTCTTGACTGCTTGCGTCAACCCAATTCTCAATGTGTTTGCTGATCTGCTGGTATTCTTGTACGGGACTATTGCTATTTTGGATGTTGCTAGGGTTTGTTCTCTCATCTAATGCCTCCATTACACACGTACTGCATACTACTCTAAATTTATTTGTTAAGTTTTTAACTTTAACACTAGTCATATCCGCTTCATGTGTTAGAATTTCTGAACCACATTTATCACATTTGTTGTTTTTACAAATATGTTCCCATAATATTTTTGGTAATTTAGATTTATTATATATTGCTATTGTTTCTGCTGGTTTAACTTTTTGTACATAGTAGGATAATCCACAGGTTGTTTTTAAACTTCCTGAAATTATTCCTTCGGCATATCTACCACTATTAGCTAATTCTTCTATTTCTTTATCTAAAAGATTAGTGTCAAATTGTCCTGAGAAATCAATATTAGTTTCTGGGTGTACTAATTTACCAGTACAACCACCATATCCTTTAGCATTTGTATTTAAACTTGTCATTGATAATAATACTTTTGTATTGTAAGGTAATCTAGTATTATCAGAGTTAACAGTAGTATTCTGGATAGTATTGTTCCCATGCTTTTGTTTCGGGAGGTAAGTATGACTGTACCCCCCACTTAGCTTTGGGGAGAATAGCTCAAAGTCTTTAGTTTCACTTGTACCTTTTGTATCATATGAAATAATTTTACCAACAGGAAATGCATGTGCTTTATATACAACAGAACTGGTTGTTCTATTTAAAATATATTCTAACATAGTACCTTCTGATCCAAAGTATACATTAGTATCTGTATCTACATAGTATAGAGGTCTTTGTGTATTTCTAGCAAAGAACACTTTACCTTCTGTACGATTGTACCAGACTAGAGCAAAAGCACCATCAATTTCTGATAGAACTTCTTCAGCTGGTTTTTCATTTAAGGCGTGTGCAATAGCATGACTATCTACTTCTACTTCTTTATTGAAGTCTTTTTGATTATGAATTGTACCGTTATGAACTAGTACTATATTACCTACATCAAATGGATGTGCATTTTTATTGGTTATAGCACCTTTAGTAGCATATCTATTATGTCCTACAAGAATACGCATACTATTTACTGCTTTGCGTTCGAAATCATGCCATTCTTCTGTTCTAAACAGCATATGAGGTTCTGCAGCAACTTTAATTGTTTTTGCTTGTAAGTTTTTAAATACACCATACACACCAGTACTATCTTCACCACGTAAACTATCTACAACAAGCATGTTTTTGAACATATTTAAATCTGTATGATAGAATCCAGCTTTTGCTTTTGTCATTATTCCAACAATTCCACACATTATGCAGCCCTTTCTAGGTTTATTTTAGACATAAACAATTTGCTTATGGATAAATCTTGTTTCATTTCTTTAGTCCAGTTTTCATTTTTAATTAATAATTCTGTATGTTCTTCAAACACATTATGTATCAAATTAAGAAATGTAAGATGACTTCTTGTATTTATAATTAATACTTGTAATTTTGATGTATCTATATTAATAGCGAAATTATATAATTTATACAGTATTTCTAACCAAGTACAGATAATTTTATAATCATAAGTACCACGTAAGTGTCTAAATTCTATAGTACCTAATTCATGTAGTCTTGCTAAATTTAATCCAGTATATTTATTCCATTGTGGGAATTCATACAATGATATAGCTTTTGCAAATTCAAGATAAAACATAGAGTTGCTAAGAGGTACACAATAAATAGATTTTCTACGTTCTTTACCAGCAAAATTATATAATAGGCTTTCAAAACATTGATATAAAATTACAATATTATATACTTGATTAAAAGTTAATTTACGACAATCAAGATGTACATGTACACTTGTTCTAGGACTAAAATGAATTTCATTGTCAAATGTCTTAGTGTATAGATAGTGTAAGGCTGATTCAACATATTCTGGATTTAGTGGTTTGCTAATAAATTCCGCCCCACCATTGCGTAATGAGCCATCTGTAGTTATTGTCCAAGCATTGTTAATTCTATCGCTTGCACTATCTCTATCTACACTTTCTACTTCTATTTCAATACCTGTTATAGGAGCTGAGAATCTATTAAGTTTATGTTCATTGTGAGTTGTGATTTTATAGTTTTGTCCAAAGTTAGGATACGTTACTCTTTCATTTAACTTCATCATTAACCTCGTCTTCAAACATTTTTGTGGTAATAGCACCTGTTAGTTTACACATAGTGCCAATAGTATGAAATCTGTAGAAAATAATATAATGTTTATACCGTTCGTTTGATATAACAGCTATGTTTTTACTTAATGCTACACCTTTATACTTTTCTTTACTTAGTTTTTTAAATGCTTCTTCTCTAGTACTATATTTGGTGTTATAAATACATTCTAAACTTTTGAAGTTTAAACCTTCTGTATCACTACGATATGTTATAAAATTAGTTAAAGGGTTTGTAATAATAGTATTGCTAGGATTTAAACCTTTTTTCCATTGTCTTTGTGGTAATCTAGAGTAATACGCAACATCATTACCTATTTGAATATACCTTGCTTCTGGTACTTTAAATATAATACGTGCTTTTGTATTATAGTTTAACAAAATAGTACCTGTTTTATTAGAAAGTAATTCTAATTGGGGAAATCTTGAGCTAGATTTAAGGATTCTTCGTAATTGGTAAAACTGTGGTTCTTTGTTTTCCAGTTCAACTTGAACAAAGCTGCCCTGATATTTCTTTTCAAAATCTTCAAAAATAGCTGAGGGGTTCATACTGTAGCACTCCAATTCATAACTGTTTTAGCAAGTGTAATATTGGATTTGTTAATTGCTTTTTGGATAACAACACCCATATCATCTGGGATTTGTTTACCAGCTTTTACAAATTCAACAGCTTTTTGTGTTTGTTTGAATACCCAACGTTTTTTGTCGTCGTCTTGTAGCCATGCGTTTGATGCTGTACGATATTCAACACCATAAGTTTTAGGTCTATAAGCACCAGCTTTACCGTATAATTTACGACGATTAGCATCTTTATCAAACTCAAGCATAGGAACACCTACAAACAAGTCCATAGCCTTGATTAATTCTTCTTTGTCAAGTTCTGGAGCTTCAATGTGAATGTGACCACCTGCTGACCGTAAGTTTGCATTTTTAGCTAACGGACGAGGATTTGGATTACTGAAATTCCAAGCATTGAAGTCTGGATCACACCCAAATGTTTTAGCACCCTCACTGTCAAGCTGTTCATCGTCAAACACAGCTGAAGGAGTATGCATTACAGTCAATCCGAGTTGATTTGCTCGTTTTGTAATCCATTCTAAGTTGTAATTGATAGATTTAACAAAGCTATCTTCATCGTTTGTTGGTGGTGTGTTGAATTCTACAGTTACATTGTCTTCTTGTACTGTACAGCCTTCACCAATACTCATAGGTTCGTCTTTACTACCACCAATAAGACCTACTGAGCTAATAAATTTACCAGTTTGGTCGATTAAAAAGGTTTCTGGGTCACTTCCGATGCGTACATTCATAGTTTTTCTCCGTCAAATTCATAAACATAACATTTATTACCACTATTTGTATTTACAAATTCTGAAATAAGTTTTGCTTTTGTAAACTTAATCAGAGGTTCAATAAAATTATTGTAGTCGAAGTTATTTTCGAATCCAATTACTTCTGATATTTCATCACCTTCTTCGTCTTCAGTCCACCCAATTACTTTTGCTTTTATAGCAACGAATTGTGTTTTGTTACGCCACATTCCTCTTGTTTTTTCAAAGAATGTTTTAAAAATATCTTCTGTGAAAACAGTTAAACTATTACAAGTAAATCCATACAGAATATTAATACCACAACAAGCTGGATAGCCTGTTTTTTCAAATTCTAAAAGAAGATTATTAAAGTTATCTCTAAATTCAAATTGGTTTATACACATAGTAGGTTTTTCATACCTTATTCTGAAATCCATACTGTCATTTACTTTTATAATACGCTGATCAGTTAGTGACATTGGAGTATAACCTTTCTTTAATTTTAGTGATTGTAAAGTCGATTTCTCCCTGTGATGCATACCATTCAGGATGCCATTGGAAAGCTAGGGCGTTAATTTTAGGGAAAAAGACTGCTTCTGGTTCTACTTCATGTTTAGATTCATCTAATGAATCACCGATGTAACGGTCTGAATGATGTTTAGGAGTCCAAGCCAATAACTCATGATCAACCATCCATGGGTACATTTGCTGGTGATGTACAGAAGATACCCTGAAAGACTTACCATCAATAGTTGTGACATCGTGAGATCCTTGGTGATTGTTAACATCTTGTACTAATTTACCTCCAGCAATTGCACAAGCTAATTGAGCACCTCTACAGATGCCAATGATTAACGCTTTTTTGGAGATTGCATCGTTCATTGCTTTAACTTCTACTGTATCTCTTTTAGATAAGTTGTCACTAGCAGAAGTAGCTACGTTGTTGTCGTTGTAAATAGATGGGTGAATATCACTACCACCTTCTAGTAGAATAGCGTCATATTCTAATTCGGGATGCCAAGTTACGATATTTTCAAATAATCCTGCAATTTCGTCGGCAACTCCAGTACCTAAAGGTACGATAGCTAGTGTTTTATTATGCAATTACGAGTTCTCCTTGTTCGTTAAATTTCTTAGTTATAACAGTAGGTGTTCCTGTTTCTAGGATTGTACTGATTTGCATTACTGTGTAAGGTTTTAGAGGATTTTCTCCTGCTAGTCTTGCACAAGCCCTGTTTGCAGCTTCTTCTGTGATGTAGAAGTCTTTAACAATGGTATCTCTATTCATTGTAAATACGGTGTCGTTTCTACCACGTCTAATTGAATCTTCTACTTCTTCGTTGCCAAATGTAGGCATTCTCATTACTATCCAGAAATTTCTCATGTTATCTACCTTTTAAAGTATTGTAAATTGATAACCTTTGATTTGGTTATGTGAATTAGGATTATAACTTTGTCTTCCAATTCTTTTTGCACCACCTAATTTAAACATTTTTTCAGTAATTGGATGTTGATATTTAGTGTGACCTTTAGGCTTGTAGAACCATGCGTTAACAATACCTTTATGACAGCTAGTTCTGCTGAAAGAGATAAGGATTTTCCAAATCATAAGTAATGTTTCATCACTGATATCTTTAGCTTGATCACGTTCTCCGAAGTTACCAAATTGCATAACACCACAGCAAAAACTTGTGTTTGAAAGTTCAAAGTTTAATATTGTTACCCAGTCATTTTCATTATTTATTTTTTTAACTTTAAAATTATATCCATATTTATTTATTACATGTTGATCATCTAATTTATAACCAGTTGAATTGTTTTCCATAGCTCTAAATATTGAGGCCCATGTTTCAGTATCTTTGAATCTTTTCATAGGTTTAACCTTTGTTGTTGTTGATTTGTTTATAGATTTCAGTGTAAACACTGCTAGGAACTGGTGAACCTTTGACAAGCAATAAGCTTTTCTTTTCTCGTTTAAAACACGCCCAATCATTCCATCCCTCCACTCCAAAAAATACATCAAATAGGTTATTTGTTCTTTTTTTGATTACTAAGTTACTCATCTATCTTCTCCTTCAAAGATTTGTGATTGGTTGTCAATTAGTGATTCTATTACGTCGTATTCGTCTTCATCAATATTGATTATTGATACAATATTAGGTAAATCATGAAATCTAACATGAAATTCTTTTATGAATTCATCTAATGTCATAAATGAGACAATAACATTAAACATTTTGTTTTGAAAATAGATTGTAAGGTAATACATGGCATCATTAAACATTACTATTTGCTCCTGGTTCTAGTTTGATCAACGCTAAGTCATCTTCATCAGGTGCATATGAAATTAAAATTAATTCATTATATATGTGATATGACATTGTACCGTCAATCCAACGTACCATATATGGTCTATATGTTATTTTATCGTGTATATAACATACCATATTAGTTACAATACCCCAATACAAAGGCATTACACGAGTTGATGGATAGTTAGCTCTTTTTGTTACAACAGCACCAATTCCAATATCAAGGTTTTTGAGTGCAGCTAGTATTGCTAGACGAGATTCAAAGGATGAATTGTCTACATTATTTACAACAACAGGCTCTACGATTTCTTTTGCTTCAAATAACAATTTTGTTTCAATTTTACCAATATTAAGTTCTAATAAAACTTCTGGCTCGTAATTTTCTGGAGGTATGTTATCATCATAATAGTTTTTATACATATTAAATTCCTTGTATGTTGTTTGTAAAATTATTGAAAAAACTTACAAAACTACGCGTTTCCCCGCCCCCCTTTATTTAAAAGGATGTCCGCGGCTGCTCTACTGAGCGAAGCGAGGGCTGGTGTTGGTCGATAAACCACTGTCTAGCGGGGAGTTGTAAGAGGGGTAAGGCCCCTCTACGGTGTTTGTTGATCATAGTTACATTTGCTAGAGGGGTTTTTGTGTACATATTGGATCACTTTCTAGAGTTGGTTTTAAACGATAGACGAGCAAAGCGAGACTATTGTTTTTATTTTACCTTGCGTAAGCAAGCACTTGACACGCATTAAAAAAAACCAGATAGTCTGTACTAGCACTATCTGGTGTGAGTTTGTTGATTATTTAGAATATAGCAGCTTCATATTGATTCATGTCTGCAACAGGTGTATTTGGCATTTTTGGGGATGTCAGTGTTTGACCTGCTTTACCTGCATTTGCTTTAGCTGATTGAATTTTCCAACCAGTTCTTAACTCTTCTGCTGCTTGTAAGACTTCCATAGCCTCATTTGCTAGGGGGCTTTTGTATCTGATTGTATTTGTTACAACGTCCCCTAACAGTTGTGTAACTAAATACACTTTTAAACCTGTGTTAGCTGTTTCCATTAATTTGTTGTACTGCTCAAAGTTGAATTCGTTTGCCATGATATTTATTGCTTTCTTTAATGTTAAGTTGATTTAATTAATTAAGAGGAAACACACCCCCCACAAGGGGCGGGGTGTGCTTTCCGTGAGGCTACAGTTCTACTAACTCATCTGCATTTTCTGATGGGTCATCTAGAGAGTTCATTGAGTCTTCGTCAAACTCATCTTCTTCGTCAGGTTGTTCTTCAACGTATTGTGAGAACATTGGCGAATCTACCAACAACAAACTCTCTTCAGGTGTATACATAGTCTGAATCAAGTTATTCCACTCATCTGTTGTTAAAAAACTGTAACAAACATCATTTACTACTAATTGCGGTACATCTGCTATTACTTGGTATTCTCTATTACGAAGATACCTAACTACGTATTTACCACTAACTGCATGTTGCAGTATTCTCCAATTGTTTTCGAATGCGATATCGTTGATACCACCTTCTGTTTCAGGTATTGCGTATGTAGATTTTAATTCTTTGTTGCTGATGATGTTATATAACATGATAAATCCTTTACTAATTAATTAAATTTAAAAGAGAAAGCGGAGGGCTCGCAAGAGACGCCCTCCGTCTTTCTTGGTAGTTATATTGCTAATGCTATTACTACACCTGCTATTACTGCAAAAATTGTAGCAGAAACCCACTCTACTACAATTAACCACATTGGTTGAGGGATTCTGAAGTCCCAGTCTATTTCAGGGATGAATGTATCCCAGAAGTTGTTTTTGTTTTTCATGGTGTTGCCTTTGTATTTGAAGTTAAAAAAAAATAGAAACAATATCGTGTCAAGGAAGTCACAATCCACATCACGGACACGACGGAGTCGGGTCTACTCTGTGGCTTATTGTTTTGCTCAAGACTGAATAAGTTAGCAGGACTCCATTGGAGAATATCTGACGCCGTCCGGCAGATATTATGCGATGGGTAAGTCTGCTTACTTAGTCAAGCGAGGACAAAAACAGTTTTATCGTTTTTCCCGCAGTGGTGTCTTGCTTTTATCCGACCAGTTGCGATAGCAACACAAATAGTAAAAGTCGTTTTGGTACGCTTCGCACATATCTATTAATTACAATTAAAGGGAGAAGCGTTTCTTAGTTTACTTGCGTAAGCAAGCATTTTCAAATAAGAACAAAATAAATAAACCAGAGTAGGCTTGACTCTTAGTGTGTGTGTGTGGGGAGATTCGGTGGCATTTGGATTGCTTTAAGCCCCGTCCGGCCACGGGCCGTCGGGATAGCGTAAGCAATAAGTCAACATAGGCAGAGCCTATATATAGCTTTTAACGAATCGTCTAATTGTCTTTGCGATGGCATTCGAGGAGACACAGCCACGCAGAGCGTGGGTTTGTATACGCCATCGCCTCTATGCATATCATAACACCTAAGTTCTACATATTTTAAAAAACCCTACGATAGTAGGGTATTTTTACCTCGCACAAAGAGGAGCTTCTTTGCTCCTCGACTGCAAAATATGTAGCTACACATCTATATAGTATAAAGTGTTTGGATTGTTCTAGGTTAGATTGTATCTGTTTGGATGTTAATAGGTATTAAGATGTGTATTGAGTTGGACAAGACATCATACACTATGGGCATGTTGTAAGTTGTTGATAACATTGGTATTGTTTTAACAACAATTAACGTAAGATGTGGGCATGTTAGCGTAAGATAGCAGAAGATAGTAAGATAGTAGGGGGGTGGGGCCTGGTTTGGGATGGACTACATAGTCTATTATAAGGGGGGTGGGGGTCAAATTAAAAAACAAATAAAATTGGAAGGGACACATTACTATATTTTATATAATTTTTAAATATAAGGGGGGATAGACTGTAGAGGCCTTAGGAGGCCACTATCTTACCTAAGTGATGCTAGGGTACTATGTATACTTTGTTATGGCCTTGTAGGGCCCTTTAATCATGTTTAAATAATATTGTATATTCGTGTCTCCCCTCGGCTTAGTGCCTCTCCTTCGTCGGGGTCGACGACTGTCTCGTCTCCCCTGTCTACTATATTAATATATATAATATATAATAACTATAATAATAATAATTAATATATATAATATATGTAATATATATAATATATTTTATTATATCATACTTTGTTAATATTGTCAATACATACTTGTAAATAATTATATACTATACGTGTTAATAAGAATACTACAGGGTTGTAAAAATAGTTACTATAAAGCTTGACTTTTTGTTAAAAGTGTGGTATAATATTAGTATATAGTAGAAAAGGATAGATAAATGGAAAAAACAAAAGCATCAATAAGTAATTTAAGTAATGCTCCTAAACGTCGTCGTGCTGTTGGTAAACCAGGCAAGCATTGGTCACAACAACAAAAGATTGAAGCTGTGTTAACTTATTTGGCTACTGGTAGTGAAACAAAGACAGCAGCAGCTACCGGTGTACCTAAAGCTACTTTACATATTTGGAGATATCAACCTTGGTGGAAAGAACTTGTTGTTCAACTCCAGGAAGAAAAGGATGATAGTATTAATGCTGATGTTGCTAAGATCATTGAAAAGAGTATGGCTACTGTAGCTGATAGACTTGAGCATGGTGATTTTGGATTTAACCAGAAGACTGGTGAAATATTCCGTAAACCTGTAAACTTAAAAGATGCACACAAAGTTGCTGTTGACATGATTGATAAAAGGAATCTATTAAACGGTAAACCTACATCTAGAACAGAGTCAGTAAGTGCTAACAATCAGTTAGAGTTCTTGGCTAAGAAGTTTGCTGAGTTTGCTACTATGACAAAACAAGATTTAAACCGGGCTATTAATCAAGATGAGATTATAGACGTAGAGGTAAATGAATGAAAGTAACCAAGGAAATTGTTTATGGGTTGATGGGCTCTGTGCTCTCCTCTAACCTTGGGGATGCTGTAGCAACACCTGTATGCCATTTAGAATGGTGGGATTTGTGTTGTGGACCAGACAAGTATGTAGCTATATCTGCACCACGGGGGCACGCAAAATCAACAGCGGTCACGATGGGATATGGATTAGCTACCCTCTTGTTCCGAGAAAGAAAGTTTATGTTATTGGTGTCTGACACTGAATCTCAGTCATCTTTATTCCTTGGAGCAATTAAACAGCAGTTAACAGAAAATGAAGACCTTATCAACATGTTTGGAATTAAACGTGATGAGAAAGGTGTTGTTAAGTTTGTTAAAGAAACAGAAACAGATATAATTGTAGAGTTTGAAAACGGAGATAAGTTTCGTATTATTGCCAAAGGTGGTGAACAAAAAATGCGTGGTCTTATCTGGAATGGTAGTCGTCCTGACATTGTTATTTGTGATGACATGGAAAACGATGAAGCCGTTATGAACTCTGATCGTAGGAAAAAGTTTAGAAGGTGGTTCTTTGGGGCTCTATTGCCCTGCTTAAGCGATAACGGAATTGTTAGGATGGTAGGTACCATCTTACATATGGACAGCCTCCTAGAGTCTCTAATGCCTCGTGAAGGGGATAGAAAGACTATAGTAGAAGATCTTAAGATGTATAACCTTGGTCGTGGTATGTGGAAGTCTGTTAAATACAGAGGACACAATCATGACTTTTCAAAGATATTATGGCCAGAAAAAAAGACAGCACAATGGTTTATGGATTACAGAAATGAGTGTATTCGTCTTGGTATGCCAGATGTATATTCTCAAGAGATACTTAACATACCTCTTGACGAAGCCTCAGCGTACTTTAAAAAAGTAGACTTTGTTCCTATTACGGAAGAAGACAAACGGTTAAAGTTAAACTATTACATTACAGCTGACTTAGCTATTGCTCAAAACAATCAAGCTGATTACAGTGTGTTTTTGGTTGCTGGTGTAGATGAGAACAAGCGTATACATGTAGTACAAGTTATACGTGAACGTTTAGATGGACAAGAGATTGTAGACACTATACTAGCTTTACAAAGGATACATTCTCCAGAAGCTTTTGGTGTAGAAGATATGCAAGTATCTAAATCTATAGGACCGTTCTTACGGGAAGAGATGTTTAAGACTAATACCTTTATTAATCTTATACCACTTAAACATGGGGGTAAAGATAAGATTGCAAGAGGCAGAAGCATTCAAGCTAGGATGCGTGCCAAGGGTGTTAAGTTTGATAAAGAAGCAGATTGGTACCAGACACTTGAAGATGAGTGTGTGCGTTTTCCTAGAGACAGACATGATGACCAAGTAGATTGCCTAGCTTATCTAGGTATGATGCTTGATAAACTTATTGAAGCTCCCACTCAAGAAGAACAGAATGAGGACGAGTATCAAGAAGCTTTACACGAACATGGATACGACCAACGAGGTCGATCCGCAGTTACTGGATACTAAATGACAGAATTAACTAAATTAAACCTAACAGACCTTGTTGCTTGTCCAAACATAGCAGAACTGTTAGACGAAGCTGACTTAAATAAAATAGGACATGACTGTGTTCATGGCTTTGAGTTAGATCTTTTAAGTAGATCTACTTGGGAAAAGAAAACAGAAGAGTCTATGAAACTTGCATTACAAGTAGTAGAACAAAAATCTTTTCCATGGCCTAATGCATCAAATGTAAAGTTTCCACTTATTACTATTGCAGCTTTACAGTATCATGCTAGAAGCTATCCTGTGTTAGTTAGTGGAGATCAACCTGTTAAATGCCGAGTAATAGGATTAGATCCAGATGGCGAAAAACAAAGAAGAGCAGATCGAGTATCAGCCCATATGTCTTATCAGATCTTAGAACAAGACCAAGACTGGGAAGAAGAAATGGATCGAGTGCTTATTACACAACCTATTATTGGTTGTGCATTTAAGAAAAGTTATTATCACCCAATCATGCGTAGACCTGAGTCAGAGTACATTTTGGCACAGGACCTTGTTGTGAATTACTGGACCAAAAGTCTAGACAAGGCACCAAGAGTTACGCATGTACAATACATGGACAGTAATCAATTATATGAACGCACTGTTCGTGGATTGTTTTTAAAGTTAAAAGACGAGACACCAAAAGCAATTGTACAATCAACATTAACGTTAACTAGAAACAAAGCACAAGGTATCGATGCTCCAATGGCAGTAGATACTAGTACACCTTTTGAAATCCTAGAACAGCATTGTTATATTGACTTTGATCAAGACGGATATGCTGAACCTTATATTGTTTGGATTAACAGATCTAACAAACAAGTTTTGCGTATTGTGTCTAGATATTTTGAATCGTCAATAGAATATAATAACAAAGGTAAAGTTCTTTGTATTACTCCAGAAAACTACTTTACTAAGTTTCCGTTTATTCCGTCACCTGATGGTGGCTTTTATGATTTAGGGTTTGGCGTATTACTAGGACCTTTAAATCAAAGTATTGATACAATTATTAACCAGCTTATTGATGCTGGAACTATGTCTATTACAGCAGGTGGATTTTTAAGTAGAGGTATTAAAATCCGTGGAGGCAATACAAACTTTGCTCCATTAGAATGGAAACACGTAGACTCAACTGGTGATGATCTTCGTAAAGGTATTGTACCCTTGCCTGTTCGTGAACCTAGTCAGGTTATGTTTACTCTTATGGGTATGCTTATTAACTACGGTGAACGTATTGGTGGCTCTGTTGATATTCTTGTAGGTGAAAACCCAGGACAAAATACAGCAGCTGAAACTACACGTACTATGGCAGAGCAAGGACAGAAAATCTTCTCTGGAATCTTTAAACGAACATACAGAAGTTTAGCACAAGAGTTTAAAAAGCTATATAGACTTAATCAGTTGTATATGGATGATGATGCGTTTCAATCTGATCTAGGCGATTTTAATATCTTTGCAGATGATTATAATGGACCTGCTTCAGACATTAAACCAGCAGCAGATCCAAACATAGTATCAGATTCACAAAGAGTCCAACAAGCTCAAGCTATCCTAGCTATTGCTGGACCTGATATGAATATGTACAATGTTAAAAAAAGATATTTAGAAGCAATTAAAGTAACAAACATTGAGCAAATATTACCAGATCCTAAAGGACCTAATGCAATTCCTCCTAGACCGGATCCTAAAGTTCAAATAGAACAAATGAAGTTACAAGGTAAACAGATGGACTTGGAGATGACTACTAAGGTCGCTACATTAAAGTTAATGAACGAACATGAGTTGAACCAAGCTAAAATAGCTAAGATGGAAGCAGAAGCAATTAGAGCATTAGAAGAAGCGGGTGGCGTAGCTAAAGGCCACGCTATAGCAGAATTGAATGCTGCAATAGCTTTACACAAAGCTAAAAACGACGGTATTATGCAGTCTATAGAGGCACTAATGTTGCTGACAGAAGCTGATAAGAAATCAGAGGAAAAGGAATAAATGATAGTAACTGAGGAAGAATTTAAAGATTGGAGACAACATCCAATTACTTTAGCTTTTATGAAAGCCCTGTTTAACGACAGGGAATACTTAAAAGAAATGATCTTAGCTGGAACAGACGACGATGCTAACTTACGTGGTCGGGCTGTTGCTATTAGATCTATTATAGAAATGTCATATGAAGATATAACACAATCGTTAACAGGAAATAAGTAATGAGCAATGTAACAGGTATTAACCCAATTCTTAATAGGGTCTTATTAAAACCATTAGTAGTCATTAATAAAACAACTAGCGGTATTATAGTATCATCAGACGAGATGAATGAACGAGAGCAACTAGGCAACACTACTGGTGAAGTCATGGCAATCGGTCCTACTGCTTTTATAGATGAATACAAAGAGTGTCCAATTAAAGTTGGTGATAAAGTTATTATTGCCAAATACGCTGGATTAATGTATGTAGGTAGAGATAATATTAAATATAGAATGGTTAATCATGATGACATTACAGGTATCCTAGATCCTGACATGGACATAGTAGATCCACACTTAGCTAAAGGAATTAAATAATGAGCGATGACAATTTGCAACAAACAGAGAATGGACAACCCACAGATACAACAAATTACGAATCTGAAGCAAGAGCCCAAGGGTGGGTAGCTAAAGAAGAGTTTCGTAGTGATGAACGTGACTGGGTTGATGCAGAAACTTTTGTTAGACGTGGTAGAGAGATCTTGCCTATTGTTCGCAAGAACAATGAAAAGCTTCTTAAAGAATTAAACGAAGCTAAACGAGATGCTCAAGAAGCTAAAGCGGTAGCAAAAGAATTTCAAAAGTTCCAACAGGAACAGTACGAAAGAAAAGCACAAGAATTAGAAGAGAAACTATCTTTGGTTAAACAAGCAAAGAAAGAAGCTATTAATTCTGGTGATGGTGATCGGGTAGTTGAATTAGACGATATGACAGATGTCCTTAAAGCTGATATTCAAAAAGCTAAAGAAGCAGCTGTTGTTAAACCCATAGAACCAGCTAAACAAGATCAAGTAGTTGATGTCAATTTACAAAATTGGTTAGACAAGAATGATTGGTTTGGTATTGATAAACGTACAACTGGTATTGCAAATGGATTAGCAGAAGCTATTAGATTAGAAAATCCTGGACTACAAGGTCAGGCTTTTTTACAAAAGTTAGATGAAGAGTTAAGTGACGTATTACCTGCTAAGTTTGGAAAACAAAAACCTAAGAATCCTATGGATGGAGAAGCTTTAAATACTTCTGCTTCTGGAAGACAACCTAGAGGTAAACGAACTTATGAGAGTCTACCAAGTGATGCTAAAGCAGCTTGTGATAGATTTGTAAAACAAGGTCTAATGACTAAAGATGAATATATCCAATCGTATGATTGGTCTGAGTGATTACTGGAGATAGATATGACAACAAGCAATAACAAAGAGCCTAAAACAAAAGAAGAAGAAGTAAAATCAACAAACGATTTAGTTACCACTAATCTTATTGAGAAACCAGTACGCCGTAAAAAGGGGGCGTTTAACGGGACTAGAGGTAAACTGCAAGTAGGAAACTTAATTCAAGGGTATCACTTGTACTTTTTTAATGATGAACCAGGTCGTATTGCTGCCGCATTAGAGGCTGGTTGGGAATTTGTAGCTCCAGATGAGGTAGGATATCAAGCTAGTAACGTTACTAATAATAATGTAGATCTAGCAAATAGAGTTAGTGTACTAGGTATGAAATCTGAACTAGGACATCCACAACAACAGATCTTATTAAAGATTCGACAGGAGTGGTGGGAAGAAGATCAAGCCGAACTACAAGCACGAAACAATAAAACAGATGCATCTATCAAACGTGGTAAAGGTGGCGACAAAGTTGACACTACTGGTTTCTATGATGCTGGAATTAAATCCACAATGAGTAACAAATTTTAAAAGGACTTTAAATGGCAAATTTTAATGCCCCACGTGGTCTAAGCCCTGTAGGTACTATTACAGGTGCAGCTTGGAACCAACAAGGACAATTATTCGCTATCGCATCAGACTCTTCTAACACCTACGCTATTGGCGATGTTGTTAAGTTAGGTACTGGAGCAGATACGAATGGTATTGCATATGTAACAAAAGCAGCTTCTACTGATATTCCAGTAGGAGTTATTGTAGCTACTCGTGTAGCTGACTATGGTGTTTCCCTTCAAGGAACAACTTTAGATCTAACTAAATTATATATTAGCTTAAGCTCAGGTTTACGCTATGTATATGTAGTTACAGATCCTAATGTTATTTTTGAAGTTGAATCTGATGCTACAGGTATTAGTGCTGCTGACGTTAATAAAAACGTTGGTATGACTATTACTGCAGATCAAACATCTACGCTAACACAATCAAGCCCACTATCTAGTACTGTACTAGCAGCTTCAACATTAAAGGCTCAAGGTACTTCTGGCTCTTTAGCATTACCTTTAACTATTACAGGTATCTCATTACGTCCTGATAATGCACCGGGTGCTTATTCAAACATACAAGTAATCTTTAATAGACATCAATATAAACAAGCTCAAGGCACAGCTTAATAACTAAAGGAATAATAATATGGCAGGCGTAATTACCACAGGTACCCATCCAAAAGCACTATGGCCAGGCATTAAAGCTTGGTGGGGTCAAGCATACGATGAACATCCAGAAGAGTACGTAACTCTTTTTGATAAAGATACATCACATCAAAACTACGAAGAAGATGTCCAGTTAACTGGCTTCGGACTTGTACCACAAAAATCTGAAGGCATGGGAGTTCAATACGACTCTGAGATTCAGGGTTTTACAACTCGTTACACACACATTGCTTATGCATTGGGTTATATTGTAACTAAAGAAGAACTAGACGACAACCTCTATGAGCAAGTCTCTAAGAAGCGTTCTGGTGCTTTAGCGATGTCTTTCCGTCAAACGAAAGAAAACGTTGGAGCTAATATTTATAACCGTGCGTTTACTACTGGTACCAACCTACAGTACGCTGGTGGAGATGGACAAGCTTTATGCTCTACAGCTCACCCAAATACATCTGGTGGAACATTCTCAAACAAACTAACAGTTGATGCAGATTTGTCTGAAGCAGCTTTAGAAGATGCAACTATTGCTCTTATGGGATTTCAAGATGACCGTGGTTTGTTAATTAATGTAATGCCTAAATCATTACATATTGCACGTCAAGAAATCTATAATGCTGGACGTATTCTAAAAACTGTATCACAACCAGGTAATGCAAATAATGACTTGAACATTCTCAAGGCAAACAATGTATTCCCAGGTGGTGCAATTGTTAACCACTATTTTACAGCACCACATGCTTGGTTCATTAGAACTAACGTACGTGATGGTTTAAAATACTACGAACGTGTAGGCATTATGTTTGATCAAGATAATGATTTTGATACAATGAATGCTAAGGCTAAAGGCTATGAGCGTTACAGCTTTGGCTGGACAGACCCACGTGCAATCTATGGTTCAAACGGTCCTTAATATTAATTAAGACTTAATGTAGAGGGGATCCATTGTGGAACTCCTCTATATCTATTTTAACAACACCTTAACGCCCTATGGGCGTGACTAATTCACGTTAAGGAAATACAATGGGAAATCCCACAAGATTACAAGCAGGACTATCAACAGCCTATCAAAATGAAGTATTTTATAGCTATCCATATCCTGATCCCTTCCATACAGGAAGTACACAAGCATTAGGTAGCACAAGCTACATGAATGACTTTAATACATTAATTGGAACAGACTTTACTGTTTCAGGTGCAAGTTCTACATTTGCATTAGCTTCTGGCGTAGGCGGTATTGCCGTACTAACTCCAGGAGGCACTACTACAGCTTCTGCTTCTTATAAAGCAGCTCCTTCTTTTCAATTTATTTCAGGTAATCGTTTTTGGTATTCAGCTAGATTTAAAGTTTCTGCAGTATCTGGAAGCATTGCCTATTATGTAGGTTTACGAAATGGCTCATCTGCAACAGATGGTATTTGGTTTACTAAAGCAGCGTCTACAACAGCAATCAGTTTAGTATCTACAGTAAACTCTACATCCACTACTTTAGTAGCAAACGTAGCAACAGCTGTTGCTGATACTTATGTTGAAGTAGGTTTTTATTATGATGGTACTGATTTATTAGTATATGCTAATAGTACTTTAGTAGCTAGAGTTACATCTCCTACAATAGGATCTTCTTCTACTACATTAACTAATGCTGTTATTGGACAAGTCTTTCAGATTACTCCAGTTGCAACAGAAACAATGACTGTTGATTTTGTAGGTACAGCTCAAGAAGTTACTAGGTAATGGAGATTTAAATGGCCAACGTAGTCAACACACAAGTGTTAATTGATGGTAAAAGAAATGCTGTAGTCAAGATTACGGGAGTACTAGATACAAGTAACGTAGCTAGTACTACTATTATTGACCCAGCTAATTTCTCAGGAGTACCAACAGGGTTTCGTATTGATCATTTAGATTATTCTATTTCAGATCCGTTAGAGGTTAGGTTACAATGGGATGCAGCAACTCCATTAGATATCTTACCTATAGCAGGTCGAGGTAAAATGAGTTTCCATAACTTTGGAGGTCTAACAGATAATGCTACAAACCCTAGCGGTAAGATTAATATTTTAACAACAGGTTATACAACTGGAACATTAATATTTTCTGTAGTATTAGAGATGGTTAAACAAGGAACTCAATAATGGAAATGGCTCAAGGTAATGTAAAATCATTACAAATATCTGCTAAGATTATACGTGCTGATGGTACAGTTGAAGATCAGGGTACCATCCAATATTGGAGTCAAAACCCCTTTAAACGATTTTTATGGAGAATTAAAAAATGGCTACAGTACTAGTAAATACTGGTAAAGCAATTGTAACAAACTATCTTAATGGTGGTTCTGCTACACAACCTAAGTATATAGCATGGGGTACTGGAGCAGGAACGGCTTCTATTTCCGATACTACATTATTTACTGAAACGGGTACTCGTGTTGCGGGTACATCCACACAACAAACTACTACTACCACTAATGATACTTTACAAGTTGTAGGTACATTAACTGCTAGTGGAACTACTACAATTACTAATGCAGGTACGTTTGATACCGTTACATCTTCTTCTGGTAATTTATTTGTAAAAGGTGATTTTACAGGTATTACTTTAAGCAGTGGTGATAGTATTCAATTTACTATTAAAGTTCAATTTAGTTAAAGGTATTTATGTCATTTATACTAGCAAGTCGTGTTAGAGAAACTACTACTACTACGGGTACTGGATCTATAACTCTCGCAGGTGCTGTAACTGGTTATCAGACATTTGCTTCTGGTATCGGCTTAAATAATCAAACATACTATACCATTGCTGACCAATCAGGTAATAACTGGGAAGTTGGTAGTGGTACAGTAACTTCAGGTGTTCTTAGTAGAGATGTTATTTATGCTTCCTCAAACAGTAATGCTCTTGTTAATTTTACTGCAGGTACTAAAGATGTCTTTTGTGACTACCCAGCATATAGTGCAGTAGCACAAAAAGATGTAGGCACAAACGCAAACCAAATTCCCCTGAATCAGTATCTAGGTACAATGGCTTGGCAAGATGCAAAGGCAGTTCGATTAGGTGGTGATGCAGTTATTAATACGCTTACAGTAGGCTTAGGTAATGGACAAGTAGCAACAAATACTGCAACAGGTTATCAAGCATTAAATGCAAATACAACTGGTGCTTATAACGCTTCGTATGGCTATCAAGCATCATATAAAAATACTACAGGAAACTATAACGCTTCTTTTGGATATATTGCTTTATATAATAATTTGACTGGAGCTAGTAATTCAGCATTTGGTTATCAATCACTTTTATCTTGCACAGGTAATTACAATTCTGCATTTGGCTATAATTCTCTTGTATTTACCTCATCTGGTGCAAATAATGTGGGCATCGGTTACCAAACCATGCAGACAAACACAACTGGTAGTTCGAATACTGCTGTTGGATCAGGTTCATTATTTGCTAATAATACCAATAATAATAATGTGGCATTGGGCTATCAAGCACTTAGAAATACTATTGCTAATGGTAATACGGGTTTGGGTTATAGTGCT